CGGTTAGGCTCTTCTTGTCCATTGAGTGTGGGTAGTGTAGACTGATACAGGCGCAACACAGGGTTAATGTGGCGCACTTGGCGACCTGCCACTGATACAGTAGCAGTATCCGGTAGCCTGAGAGTCTTGATAGTCATCGTGTATGGTAGTCCGTACTGAATGAGACCCGCAGGAGAGCTAAGTGTAATTGCGCCAGAAGACACAGTGGCATCAGAAGCCGCACCGTTGTCTGCCTTAATTTTAATAGTCTCGCCTTCTAGGAAATCAAGACCACTAACAGCAGTTGTCTTCTTGTATAAAACTCCACCAGAAGTATACGTTTCCCACGTAGCTCCATTGATCCCTTGTAGTTTAATTGTAGTAGCACCTTGGTTAGCTACAGTAAATGTCTTCTTGTTTATGTCATCCATGTCCTGCAACGTGCCATCATCATCTGTATACAAGGCATCGTAGAAGATAATCTCGTCATCATCTACAAGTCCATGACCACTTGGTATAGTGGCTGTGGGGGCCTGTATAACATTGTACTGTTGGCCTGACACGAAGTAGTCGTGCTCTAATTCAAGAGTGTTAAGGTCAGTGACGGCTGTGACATACGTAGTCCTACCATTGGTTATATCTGTTACAACATCACCAGCAGTTATAGCGTCTGTCACGAAGTCAGCAGTACTGTCTTCCAGAGAACCTGCTGTGGTACTATCAGTAGTACCTGAGGCTAACTGGGAACCACTTCCGCTTAAGCTAGTGAGAGCTATGGTTTCCCCAAATAGTCCATAAGAATCTAGGAAACCATCTGAGGCTGACAGACCGTTTGAGGTATCGAACTCATCGAACCTTTCCACGTACTGTACCACATTACCATCTATCTTTCTTTTAACTACAACCCATACTTCATCGTGATCCCCAACTGCAATGGTTGCTACACTTTGGTAGTCTCCCTTGGTCTGGAACTTCTCCCACCCAAGTACTTCCTGTTGTCTGTTGAACTGACCTACCAACATATCGCCATTATTAAGGACAGCGTATATGAGGTTATTAGGTGACTGAGCAACAGCTATTTCTTTGATACCGGCGTTACGCTCAGACTTAGTTAAATGATCAGAGAAGAACATCAGATCATCTGCAATGTAATTGTCAGAATCAAAGTCATACCTAATAGAACGGATACGAGTTCCAGACGAGTCTACAAAGAGAGTCTCATTGTCGATCCTCCACGGCACCTGTGTTCCACTGCCATGTGTACTACGTAGTCTGATACTTCTGTCTGAGGGGGTAATGAAACCACCAGATGATCCAATAGTAAACTCACCACCGGAACCACCTATAATGAAGTTTCTGCCAGAACTAATCCATGAGATAGGGCTAGCTATGCTGTCACTAACTACTAAGTCAATAGCGTCAGAGTCATCAGCACCCACACCAAAGTTGGTGAATAAGTTAGATTGTGATCCCCATACATTCTGTGGTTGTTTATACGTACCTGCCAGCCACAGACGTTCTTCAAAGAAGCCAATAGCTTTTGGGTAGCCATGAACACCGGTCCACGACTCTTCCTGTAACGTCCAAACGTCGGTCGCAGTGGTAGAATCTAGTGCCTTAACAATCTCGCCCTCTGCCACCAGTGCAGATGTCACTGTATCTATGCGAACAATCCCGTTCTGTATATGGGCGTACTTACCTACGTGGCTTACCTGTGCATCATCTTTCCATGTATTAGCAACGGAAGTAAGGGTACACGTAGACCCAATAGTTTTATTATTAGGCGTAAGGGTAGTATTAGGGGATAAGTCAATCTTCCACTCGCCACTAGCTATAGCACCCGTACTTAGGAAGTCCGTTGTAATATCAACATCTACATGAGTAGTGTCAGTGAAGACAACGATTAGCCCTCTTCCGAGAAGCTCATCTGTCACAGAGTCTCTGTATACAATCTGCCTACCAACGTCATTGGCAAGGAACGAAGCCGCACCTGCCGTAAAGGTAATGCCTGAGCCAGTAGTAGCCGCAGGAGTTACAGTAGTATCTGGGAACTCTCCGTTCTCAAAGGTAGCCACCGGGGAGAATGCAATATTCTCTAATGCCCATACATTAATAGTAGCTCTGTGTAACCTAGCGGTCGGGTAGTCTGGGTGAGCAAGGTATAAGTCATCCCCGAACTGAGCGAACTCTATCTCAAACACATCGGACTCTAAGTAATTCGTAGAGAGTTCAGGGGTGATTTGATATAGCTCCCCGGCTACAAATATGTCATCAGCGACACTGAGGGTAGTTAAGTTATCCACAGCAGTAACAGTGGTGCTAGTAAAGTCAAGTTTGTTGAAGATACGATCGCCAATAGCGACACCATCTGTAACAAAGTCAGCCGTACTGTCTACTAACTTATTAGTAGTTGTACCATCAGTGAACCCGGTAGAACGTGTGACATACTCACCAGATTGAAAGAACCTAATATACTGGTCCCCAAACTCTAGGATAACAGCGTCACCAACTCCACGTTGGAACCGAACTAACCTTGTGTTATCTGCACTGTCCTTTACCTCACCAATGTACTTACTACCATTGCGTTTAATTACAGGCCCGTGTGGCAGACAGATACAATTAGTTCCTGTGTGCAGTGCATTCTTATATTTATCAACATCAGTTCGTCCGTACAACCTAGGAGAGAACTCACCAGAGTTAAACGAAAACTGAGCAGTAGGGAGTCTGTGACTCATCCGCGCACATCCTTAAGGTCTTCTGTGTATATTATATTATCAACATTACTACTACTCATGCCGTCTATGGCTATGCCAGTATCCAATGCGTCTAAGTATTCAGCAAACAAATGTTTCTTTAAGTCTACATTACCTGTCAGTGGGTAGGACATCTTGTGCGCCAGTCGTAGTACAACAGCACGTTGTAGCATTGGGTCCCATTTCTCTGTATCATCCTGCCACCCTTTGTATTGAATCTTTACAGTTGCCTCATCTGTTAAGAGGAAACCACTCTCTATGCTGTGCGCTACGTCACCGGGCCGAAGTTCGTTCACCTTCAATAGTCCCAAGTACTTAGGATCAGTGGGAAGTGCAAACCTATACGAGTATCCCCAGTCAGGTGCCATTGCGTCACGGGCGAGAGTCTGTCTGAACGTAGAAGAAGAAAAAGCACCAACAGTCATTACCTCTTGAGCAGTGTCGTCGAACAATAGACTAACAAGCTTGGCCCCTTCAGTGTTATCTGATAGTGCTGTTATTTTATTTTTACTTAATTCACCGACAAGGGCGAAGTTAGCGATTGCAACTTTAGATGCCATTTAATGCCTCTTTAATTTCTTTTAAGTGTTCCCGTGTCAATCGTATACAAGTTATGCCAACATCAGTGCCAAGCGGTTTAATGGGTAGAGCCATTTGAGTGTCGTGTTGCTTAACCAATTCACCATCATCTCCCGTAGTCCTTAATTTAAAGTTACATGTTTCGAATTGAATTGCAATATCTCCGGAGTCTACGGGGAACAGTAATACCTGCTTGAACTTTCCGGGAAATGCTGAGATAGTATGGAGGCCCCGAAGGACCTCCTTACCATTACCTTTACTCAACGACATACTCTACAATAACCGAAACGTCACCAGCTTGATCGCCAGCTACGGTAGCGGTTTGCGTTAGAGCAATTCGCAGAGGAACCTTCGGATCACTTGCGAGACCCGCGTCTTCCCATACGAAGTTTGCAATAGCGTTGATGTTACGTGCTTCGAAAGCCAGCTCTACACCAGAGGTGTTTGCGGCCTGCAAGGTAGTAATCGCCGATGCATATGCGTCTTCATCAATGAGAGCATCCACAGCGTACTTCGTAGAGCCGTCTGTGAACTTAGTACCGCCATTGTAAAGACCAACATTAGCTACGGACGTAGTGCCCGAGTCTAAGTCGTCGTTGAACAGTCTGATGCTAGTGATCTTTGCATTGGAAGGAACTTCTGCAACATACAGAATGTCCCCATCAGCGTCAAAGTCACTAGTGTTAACTGCAACTGTGTCCATAAAGACACGCTTTTTGCCAACACCTGAACCCGCTTCCACGAGTTGTCGGGGCTTAGCATCAAGCTTAGTAATCTCAACTGATTTTTGAGATGCCATAGTCTAGCTCCTTTCTTACGCGGCTTGGACGCACTGAATCTGGACGATTTTCTCTTCCTCGACTCGAGTGGCACCAAAGGTTGCAGATGCGAATACCTGAGTACTGTAAGACTTATCAGCACGCTCAGACATTCGAACTTGGATGTCTTGTCCCAAGGCCAGCCCAATTGCGGACCTCGTGAAAGCAAAACAGATTACTGGATCAGCGTCAGTACCATCAGCAGTACCAAGCAAACGCTCGGTATGGATAATATTGAAACCAGCCCATTGAGAAAATTCTCCACGTGCCATCGGCTTTTCGACGTTGATGTCAAAGTTCTTAACATTGTCGTCTTGCATGAGGGCTGAAATAGCGGAACTGTTCATTACTAAAAACATTTCCTCATTCATGTCGATGTCTTTGGCTCTCAGCAAACGCCGAGCTTCCATGACTTTAGCCGCGGTGATATTACTATCAGCCGTACCAAAATCTTCATCTACAATCATGCCAGTGTCGAAAGCAACACTAGAGGTGGAGTCGGAGGAATCTACAGACGTAGCAGTGCCGAGAGCCATCGAAATGATCTCATCGTCAATTGCTCGACCCATAGCCCAACCACCAGCAACCGCGTAGTCAGACGTAGGATCAATCAGAGCACGAATCTTATCGTTGGTATCAACGAGATCGGCCCATTCATAATCGTCCATAGACACACGTCGTCTTGAATGCGGAGTGTCGATCAGAGGGGTATCACCATGACGGGATACTTTCTTCTGAGCAACGGTCGCGCCCAAGCGATCGAAGTGGTGGTACTTCCCCTTAACTCGCTCAACTTTTACAGCTCGCATCAACTTAGAACCACGGGCTTGCGCCAAATGGATCAGGTTGTTACTAAACTGTTGTACAAAATGAGTAGGATATTCTACCGACATTTATTGTACTCCTAGAGATAGTTAGGTTTAAAAAATATAGCAAGCCCATCTCCGGATAAGACTCCCCGGTTTTCACACACCGGACCTCTCCTGTGAGTTTTCCATTCATCCGGACCCCGAAGGACTCCCCGGCTTTTTAGGAAGGTCAGTCTACTGCTTACTTACGCAGACCCACCAGCGACAATTTCGTTATACTTGAGCATCCGTTCAACCGCATCCTTGTCGCCTTGAAAGTATGGATGGTTGTCGTTACTCATAATCTCCGAAATCTTTTCTTGTGCTTCTTCTACACTCATGCCATAGTTACCAGCAGTCTGCATACCAGCGTGTCCCTTTTCCTGCAAGTTCTCTCCGAGATCGGAAAGCATCTTAACAAACAAAGGATTGTCTGCTACACTCTGTAGTTCATCTGAGAACTCAGGCATCTGTTGAGCGTATATTCTCATAGCATTGGTAGCACCAGCTACACGAGTATCATAGTCCGAAGACCAGATAGACTTCAACGCTTCTCTTGATTTGTTAACGTAGTCAGTGTACGCTTCAGCCGTGGAAGCCTGCTGTGCGAGGTCATCTGCTACGATCTTATTCAACTGGTCATTCGTAAGGTTAAGTTCGTGCCCACGTTTAGTGACACTCTGGATATACTCAGCGTCTAGCTGTGTACCCTCAGGGACCTTAATGCTGTACGAGTCCGGAGTTTCCGGTACGCCCAGTTGAGATTTAAACTGTTTGATCTGTTCTTCACTGGCACCATCACCGGGGACACGAATGACACCGGGAACATCTACGAGCTTTTGGTAGAACGATTCTTTCTGCTCCGCCGACGTATCCTCTGTTGGGATTCGCAAAGAACTACCTAATAGGTTCTGTTGGTTGACGAACTGAGTTGCGAGATCAGTTGCATCTTTGACACCCTTCATCGAAGGTACGTCACGTAGTGCTTCAGGGAGAGTTTCAAGGAACGCTGTGTTGGATTCTTGGAACGTCTTGTCCGCTAGGGCATCTGTGATAGCAGGAGAAATGGGCTCCTTAGTTTGGGTAGTGCTAACTGGTTCTGGTGTTAAGATTGGATCAGGCATATATATTCCTATTCTTCAATGAGTGATACATCATCTAACCTACCATCGTCTTTCAGATGGGCAATGAACTCTTGTACGAGTTCTTTCTGTCCGAGTGCATATCCAGTTGAGATGGGATCACCCTGAACAAGGGATGAAGTATTAATAAAGTCTTCCCGCCATGTGGCAAGAACAATGAGACCATCGGGTGAGTCGAACAACCTCTTCAGTGCGGCTTGGTATATCTTTACTGCTTTACTTAAGTTTGCCACTACTGTCCTCTCTTAGATTCGGCATCAGCCTGTTTTAGTTGGTTCTCGGCTTGGAGTGCTTGTTCTCTTTCTTCCTGCCTCTTATCTCGTCTTGTGTCTCGGTCCTTCTGATCTCTGATAGCACCTTCGGGTACACCAAGGATACGAGCGGCAGTTTCGCCAGCTTCGTCAACATCCAGTAAGTCAGTAGCTTCTGTCTCAAACTGCTCGAGCTGTGCCAGTCCACCTAGGATTTGAGTCCACTGTTGGATGGCTGTGACTTCCTCAATCTGCTGACTACGAGCTAGGGCATTAACAAACTTTACTTCAATGTTAAGGCCACGCTCTTCGACGGAACGTGGAGGTGGTAAGAAAGCACCAGCACGTAGCATCATCTTAAAGTTACGGATGACAAACGGCTGTAAGAAGTCTTGGTTCAATCTACCAAAGGTAGGTCCAAGTACCCTCTGTGTTTGTTCAATACGTCGAGCAATCTCAAACGCAGTCATCTCACCTACTTCTTCACGAGGCGGTAAGAGCAACTTGTCAAGAAAGAACGCTTGTCTAATCGAGTTCTTGTAGTCCTCTTTGGTGAAGGAGTAGAGGTCTGAACGGGCGTTAGTATTAAACTCTTTGATCTTGTCTATGTTTGCAACAGTCGTAAGCCCATTGGGTTTCAGGGCTAGACTGGAAAGGATGTTACGTCGTTCTGTAAAGATGGGAGGTGCAATACCTCGTGCGATAGCTGTCAAGCCTAACTCGACCATCTTGTTCAATGTGCGGACATCTGGTATAGCTATGTGACCGGGACCTCTGCCGTACATCTCACCTGGGGTCAGTGACCAACGAGTGATATGGTTCGGGAACTCCATGTATCCACCACGCTCTACAATCTCTTCACCATCTTTGAAGACGTACAGAGACTCAAAGGGCATGTCTTTTACAGGGACTAATAGTTGTGCCGGATTCATATTGGCACCAACACGGGGACGTATAATATGTATGAAAGAGAACTCAGCGTTAGGGTCGTTAGACTCTTCTATCTTCTTGGGTAGTTTCTTACCCCAACGCTCCTGTGCCTGTTTCTTTGTGAACTTAAACTTGCGGTATATTGTGTCAACCTTGCCCCACTGGTTTTCTTCGTATGCGATACGGCTAAGGTGCCACGCTCTGAAGAAGAAGCCACCGAATGAACCATCAGGTTTCAGTGGGAGAGCCTCGTGTTGGAGACTCATTGTACCTAGAGCGGTAAAGAGTTGGTAGTTGGAAGCAACCTCAACATCAAAGTTAGATTGATTGAGAGCCTTGTGCATTCGGTTCCTACTATCTTCTAGCCACGTGCGAGCTTCGTCATCGTCGTGTAAGACAGGATCATCGAATTCAATGTTGGACCAACGTGTTGCTGGATTGGTTAAGGTAGAGTGAAAGGTAGAGGCTAGGTCAGAGTTCGCTTGAATACCAGCGTTCTCGTAGATGTCAGTAGTCTTCTTACCTCCCTTAGTCTGAACGTCTGTATTGAAGATACCAGACTGTGCAGGTAGCAAATACTTAGACAACTCATCCCACCCGGTCTCGGCATTCTTTCGCTCTGTTGAATTGAATACCTTCTCAACTCTACCGAGTATTTCTTGTACTTCGTTGTTGTTTGATACAACAGGCATTAGTTACCCCAATATGGATTGTGAACCTAGGATAGTAGAAGTTCCCAGTACGTTTTTATTCTTACTCTTCTTTCCAGTAGAAGTACCGCTTCCAGTCCTAGTTCGTTTTCTACGGGACTCTGATGCAGTCGATAAGGACTGTGGGCTTTTCTGTTCTCCAATACCACGAGCTTCTGGACTAATTGGATTAAAAGACTTTACAGTAGCTACACCACCAGTCGTATTATCTCGTGCTACATCTTGCCCAAATGCGTTTTTACCAAGCACTGTAAATCCACCAGCAGAGGATATGTTTTCAAATCCCCTTTTTGTTAAGATGCTAGATGATTGTATATCCATACCACGTTGCTTCTTGTTCGTTCCCGGTAGTGCTGTGCCTACAAATTTAAGATGAAATAGATCAGACCCAGTTAACTTTGAGCTTACATTTTTAGATACCGCCACGATGGCCCCCTAGAATAGTGAAAACTCTGTGTCTATTCTAGGCTGTTCCTCTTGTGCCCAGTCATTCACAAAGTCATATTGTTCACTAGAAGCTTCAGTCCGCAGAGCGTCTGCACAATGAGATGTCCAGTCATGTACTGGTTCATTCATAAATACCTTACGCTTAGGGTCCCACCTGCGGTGGTAAAGTTCTAGCATCTTAACAGCATCCCGTATGTCAGGGCTGTCTGTGTTAAAGTAATACATAGGAAAATTAGCTCTTACTGCGTTTATCCCGTCCTGCTTCTTGAGGCGCGGAGTTACCACAGTGTCCTCAGATATACGCTGGTCTTTGCACGTAGCTCTAAATAGGTCATCGGTGCGCCAGTTTGTCTGCCACACTTTACTTGCTCCGTCATGTGGGAGGAAGTGTGTTCTATACTTGTATCCCTTTTCCACAAGTTGACTAACATAGTATGCAAGGTCTTTCCCACTGCTAGCAAAATAATCAATCCAAATACGCTTTGTTCCATCTATCTGCCTAAACCATATTGCGGTATCATCACTGACACCTATATCCCAGAATGTATCTACGAGCTTTTGGTCGTTGTACGGGAAAGCCCCAAATCGTTCTTCTGATCTTGCTCTTTCAATGACGTCCGAATAATAGGCCCCTTTAACACCAGCAGAATACGATACTCCAAACTCTTGTTCAATTGTATCATCGTCCATGCCAGCTTCGCGCTCTGCTTCAATTGCCCCTTGACTAACAGCGTCAGTAAAGTTTGGGCGATCAGGCCATAGAGTTTGAGCTTCCGAGAAATACCAATCTTTGTGCCCACGAATCCTTTGCTCCAATTCATACATGTGATTACGACCACGAGGGGTACCATTGAAGACTGCCCACCCACCATTCTCTGCTAGGATTGGTCTAATGAATTCCCACGCTTGCGGGTCTTGGAGAGAGTACTCAGAGAACACACATCCAATAGGATTGGTCCCCATTATACTATCAATATTATCTGTACCAATGACTCGGAAGATACTACCATTAGTGAGCTCCATTATCATCTCTTGATTCTGGACTCTCTTGATGAGCTTCTTGGGCATACGATCCATGAATCTAATTCCTTCACGGTCCATACCTTCCCATATAATCTTACGGCCTTGCTGGTAGTTAGGTAAGAAGTAGTAGTAGATACCACGCCTAGATACCATCTCCTTCGCCATGTACGAGAAACAAGTAAGGTCCTTACCTGCTCTGCGGTGCCACCGAAGGAATGCTCTTTTCTTTTTTGTGTTAATGTCCCCCTGTGTGCCATCCATAGCTTGAAAGAATGGTAACTGGTAGCCCGGACGGGGCTCGTAGTTCTGGGGTACTGTAATTATATCACCCACGCAACACCTTAGTAAGGTTTCTGATGAAGGTTGGGTTGTCTCTAAAGACTAAACACTGTATACGTTCAAGGTGAGACACAAGGGTCTCTTCATCCTCTTTGTCTTTCAACATAGCGGACTCTTCGAACTGGGCATGTAGTACCTCGTGCCACAGTGTAGACCAACGCTTCTTGTCTGATTGATTCGGGTTGATGTGAAGGATACACTGTGTAGTATCACATAGCCCGTGTGCACCAGAAACCTCGTGCATCTCTTGGGTCATATCTACTACTTGATACTTCATCGACCCAACAGATACGTATGAGGGTAACTTCATTTCTTTATCCTAGTGATCTTCTTTACCCACTTAACACCCTTGCGAGACTGTACATACGCTTTGCGTAGCTGAGTCATAATAGAAATGCCAAGTGATATGAGTGGAGCTACGTTCATTTAGGCTCCACGTCTGCACCAACTACAGGTGCTTCTACAGATACTTCTTTACCATCTTCCCCTATATAGGAACAATTAGTAACATCAGCTTCAGTTACACACGTTACCTCTACACCAGCCTCAGGGTCTTTGTACCCAAAGTTAAGTCCAGCGCACCCAGTCAACAGGGAAAGCATTATCAATACCGTCAATATTCTCATTACTCAGTGACCTCCAAAAAGTTAACTTCCTTTACTTCTATATCTATTGTATCATCGTTTGTTGCACTTGGGGCTACAGCGTAGTTCAGGATGTTGACTGTGTCGCCCACTACCTGAATAGCCTTACCGTTGTTATAGTTCATAACACCAGCTAACTTACCCGCCTGAAACTTAATGGTATCAACCTTAAGCCTC